ACTGATACAGTTTTTTGTGAGAGTAAATCAAACTCCTTACCTGTATCAAAAATAGTAGATACAATGCGTGTAATGGGATAAATAACACCAATCGAAGCAGCACCAGCAGCACCAACCAGGGTGTTGCCCGTTCTTCGCATTGTATCGCTTACGCTATTCATTGCACGATTGAATGTAGCAGCCATTGATGCACTTGTAGTAGCGGTAATACCTTTGCCTGTGCCATCTTATTTTGAAAGTCAGTAATATTACCGCTGACATAAATTACAATGTCATTATCTCCAAGTTGCATCAATATCACCTTTTCTTAATCTTTTGGCGCTTAGCCTGCTTTGCTTCTTCAGCATTCTTTAAGGACAATATTTTAGAAATAGCAAGATACTTTTGTTCTGGAATATTGTTTATTTCATCCCATGACCAACCAAAAGCATCCATAAGCACGAAATCAGCGAAATCTTCATCGTCAGACCCATTACGCAATGCATGTTTCCATCGTGCTATTTTTTTGTAATAAGTATCTTCTTCTAGAAGATTGCGTAAGTATTTACGTCCCTTGAGTTTCTTACGCACTTCTGCTACTTTATTATTTGAAAAAGAAAGTTGTCCTACTTCTTCTTCAACTTGAGTTCCTTCGGCGCTTCCTGTGTATTCATCGCGTAACCTCTGAAAAAACGGTTCACATCGCCACCAAGAACATCCTTACACTGTTGGAAAATCTTATCCATTTCCCCAATAGGAATATTGTCAAAATCCTCTATATTCCACATCTTATTTGTAGCGAGAGAAATCGTAGTAACAATGATGAAATCTTCCTCACGCTCTGAATATTCAATAATTTCATCGGGATGCTTATTTGCAATCATGGCAAGAGCATCTTCAATTTTCATACTATCGTCAAGTTCATCCTTGAACCTGGATAGAAAATCAATAAGCATTGCTTTCTGCATCTTNCGAACTTTACGCACAATGCCGTGGTAAGGTTCATCAGTCAGTTCATATGTTTCATTGTTAATAATAACGTTAACCATAATAATCAGTAAAAAATATTTAGGCTATGGTAAGCCCAGTAACTTGCAGCGATTCCAATTTATCCCCAATAACCTCATCAGGCTTGATATCAAGGGGATACTCAGGGAACTGAACCCCGGTAAGGGTAAACGTCTTACCATCAATGGTAAACCTAAATCCACACTGTGTAAGTGCCCGAACCTGTGTAAGAAGGTCAAGATCATCATAATACAGTTCAAGACCAAGTTTAACGTCCTTACCCACGTTTACAACACCTGCAATGTGGGTGCTGTTAGTAGAGGCAAGATCCTTGAGATAGACGTTCTTATTGGAAATAGACAACTCAATCTCACGCACAATATCAGTAGCATCAGCCCAGGTAGAACCATTGTCTGTGCTTAACTGAATGGCACTAACATCATCACATGTAAGCATTGCATCGGTGCTCTCCGTTGCATTACTACCCGTTCCAATATAATCAGTAGCGGAAGGTGCGGTGGCATCAGCAGCAGTAAACTTAGCAGAACACATCAGCACATCATCTTCAGGAATGGTAAGCGTAAACTCATCTACGACACAACCCTTATAGACAACATACTTATTTGTTCCACCCGTAATAATTGCACCAATCGTAACGGAATTAATACCATCTACAAGACCAGTGCAAGAAGTATCACCACCAAGTGCAAATCCTAAGAACCCATCTAAAATACCCTGTGGCACATACTCAATCTCTACGCCTGCTTCCATCACAGTCTTAATATGCTTATAGGCAGCAGACTTCGGATCAGTGTAGGCAGCATCAGTAAAATACCGCGTGGAAAACGATTTCGGTTTATCCGTAAACTTAGCATCAGTAACAATACCAATCCATTCCATTTTAGGATTCGTAGGTAACGTACCAAATGTGGTTTCTTTAACGTATTCAACGGTTGTAGTATAACCTGCGTTCTGTCCCATAATTTTCACCTTCTCTTTCTAAATTCAATTACAACAATGTCTAATTCACGTTTCAATGCACTATTCTTTTCAACAAATGCAGGAGCAACGGGAGAAATATAACTTATACCTTTGTAAATGCCCGTCTTTAACTCCCGACCATGATTTAAAAATGCATCGGTAATAAGATTAAAAATACGATTGATCTCACTCTTCTTATCAGAAATGATTGCAACGCGCACTAACTCATGAGTCTTTGCTCCATCGATGATTAGGGTTTCTCTCCCCGCTACAATGTCTATTACAACGGTAGGGGGAGCGAATCTTTTTGATTCGGGATAAATGGTAGTAACCTTATTATCGAGTTCTGGAATTTTCTCCTCGATAAAATTAGCAATCTCTTTTAAAACACCATCTATATCCATTATAACCCCGCTAATGATATATTTACATTAAGTAAGTTCATACGATTAATTAACTGACCAAGTTTAATACTATAGATAAACTTAATCTGTCTTACATCATGGATAATACCACGTTCAGGATCAGAATACTTATATTTCGATTCATTGGCAATCGGTTTGAATTTCTCTGTGCCAAACACAAGATATATATTATAAGGAACGTATGAATTTTGACTTATGATTGCATACTTCAATGATTCTTTACGCTCGTAAAACCAAGAACTCATGTAGCGTCCTGTATCATACGGAGCAGAGTCCTTGATCTCCTTTGTCATGTCACTACTAAACAAATCAAGCGTTTTATCAACATTCTCCTGCACAGCAGCAAGAATCTGACTTAACTTAAGATTGGTTTCCTCTACACCTTGCACTATTATTTTCATAATGCAGTCTCCAGGTGTGCCTCAAGCAGGTAGTAAGAGGTTCCATATATTTCCTTACCGACAATCTGGTAGCGTCCTATAGAATCAGAGTAATAATCCCGATTGATTTCGAGAGTATCACCATCTGTAATACTAATAAAAATGTTGATGATACCAAATTGTTCAACTCCAGTGCGATCTAAACGTCCAAATACATTAGAATGTAAGTCATATGCGCGGGCAGGGAGAACAACAGCCCAATATTTTACTTCTTTATATGTGGTGGTTGATTCTTGATAAAAAGTGTCAGAGGGGGTTATAGAATCCTGAATAAGAAAGGTGCAATAAGCGCCTAATTTCTTTAATATATTATTCATTTTAAACCCACTCTGTTGCATAAAACCACCTTAAAAAAATCCATTAACATTTAACAAGAGGTAAGAAACATAAACACCAACAATAGCAACAATCAATGCTATAAAACCCTGTATCATCGTATCTTTAATTGATATTACCTCTTTCTTTGTCTCCTTCCAATCCAATCTCAATTCATCAATAAGAGCGTGAAATCGTTCATCCTGCTTCTCTTCCCTACGCTGAACCTCACATAAAATATCAGTTCGTAAACGACAATGCTGTGACTCGCATGATTCTGTGCTACCCATTTTCTTCATCCTCAACGTATTTACATCTTGAACGGACATATGGTAATCCAGTTGAGGCTTTCTGAACACTGAATATTGATTTGCGAATTAATGCTGACGTTTCTGCTTCATACATTTTGATTATATCGTCAATCTCATTATACTGTTGGGCTGACCCCAACTTTGACATATACGGCAATTCGCCGTTTGTTTTCATTCGCTTTAGAGTGAGTGCAGCTGATTTAAAAAGATGAGCCGTTTGGATTTCATATGAGGGGTTTGTTTGAACACCAATGCGTGATTCAATGTATCTTTGTGCAATATCAAGAATATCTTGGAGGGTAGAATCTGGTATTTCAGTCTCTACCAATCCACGCAGTTCTGCAATATTACTCCAAGACATTGTAAATCATCAACCTCAAATATTGGTTAATTTACAAATCGCATTTGCATCATAGACAACAGGAATCACACACTCGTAAACTCTACCCCAAAGATCCTTAGACTTCTGAAGCACTTCAGTTTCGGTGGTCATATCCTGTGCAACAATCATTTCAAAGAAACCGGCAGAAGCATCAGCAAGAAGCATACCCGTTCCAGCAGCCTGGAAGGACGTAGAGTAAATATTTCCACCCTCAAGAATCTCCTTGACCATTGCTATTTCACGTTCACCCGCACCATCACCAAGAACAGACGTTGCAAGTTCCATATACTGAGTGGGGTTAAGAATCAAATTATAAGGGCCAGTAATGTTATCAGCCTGCATCAGATCAATAGCACCTGCAACAGCCTCCAACGGCTTCCCGGCAGTTCCAAAATCACACTGCGTGTCAAAAGAGTTACCTGCACTCTGATAAAGTCCCTTGATATCATAATTAGTGCCATCGGCAGCATAACCATTGAGAATTAACTGATTCTCAAGATTCATAACCTTGTAAGCGGCACTCGAAACAGTAGCGGTCGAAATACCAAATCCACCGCGAGCAGCAGCAGCGAGATCCCTACGCGAGATACGATACTCCTTATGCAGAAGCGGAATAGGCACATCGGTGCGAGTAAGTTCAATCCAATCCTCAGCGGTGTCCGTAAACTGATACGTCAGCAGAGCATCCGAAACTTCATTTGCCGTATCGTATGTCCACTGTTGAACGCCAATACCACCGGAAATGTTACGAGTATTAATAATCTTACGTGCTACTGCCTGTTTACGCGCGGTAAAGACAATGGCATCCTTTATCTGTCTGTAATATTCAACGGGAAAAGTCATTTTATAGTCACCTCAAAAATAGTTTAAATATACACCCTAGCCATAACGTTCTGACTGACAAATTCAGTAGCATCATTAACAGTTGCAGTAACAGGTGCAAGCGTCTCTTCAGCACGACCTACAATCTGGAAACCAGGGGCAGCACATACCATGTAGAAGTTACCTGCAAGATTAGTACTATCAGAAGTAGTATATGAAACAGAAACCTGACCATCACCTACAACGTGGAACGTGGGAGGACTGTAGAACAGCGCGGAAGTATCAGCAGACTTAATATCAGCCTCAACGAGATATGCACCAAGAGTATTATTAGTAGCAGTTCCATCAACCAGATTATGCTTTACAAATCCCTTAGCAGCACACGATTCACCATCAAGGAATCCATCAGCGTCACCACCCAGAAGGCCAACATCAATAGTAGCATCGGCAACTTCCTTAGTCACCTCAACAATGACATCAGAAACAATCATACCTTCCGGGAGATCAACGCCAGTATCAAACTCCGTAGTTTTCTTAACAAACGGAATCCTGACACCATACCCTCCGGGCATAGGCACAACAGGTACAACAGTGCCACCACCCCACGATGCGAGCAGATCACCCTTCACAGTGCCAACACCAGGAGCGAGATGCATCATAGCAACAAAACCACCACCACCAAGAACAGGAACACGCGCGTCCTTGGCGTAAGCGGTATCAACATTGGCAGGACGATTCGATGTAGACGATGCAGCACCTAAGAAAGACTGCTCGTATCCTGCAATACCAAACGGTGCCTTCGTAACACCATCACACGCAACAACATCATCGTCATTCGTGCCTTTCATTACAACCATGCCCGGTTTAATGGTTGCTGCTTCTGCCTTCTCTTCCTGAATCAGAATAGTATTAGGAGCGTAAGCAATAACCTTATTATCCGGTTCGACAAAACCATAATATCCCATAAAATTCACCTCAANTTATTATTTTACGATCTATACAGGCAGAAAGCCCACNACTTTTAGTCGTGGGATGAATGCCGTTATGGTAACATTTATATTGTTCAACTTCCATACAATGTAATAACAAATACCGTAAAAGTGGAAGAGACTCAATGGTATTGTTATGAAAGAGTTGCATTGGGGCGGCAATGCATTGGTTGCAAATCCATAGATGCCCACAACTTCAGTCGTGGGAGCCGTCACTCCGTGAACCACTGACCATCGCGGTAATAACCGACAGTCCAACCAGATTCATTCTGGAACGATTCAGGAGTCTCTTCCTTCTTCTCAGGAGTAGACGTATACATAGGAGCACCCGCTTCAACATGCTCGTGCTTACCTGCAATCTTTTTCAAAAGATCAATGTGCATACGCACATCAGAAGCGGAAAACTTCTCACTCTGGAAACGCTCAACTTCGGGCGTAATCTCAAGCGAGGCACACAAATTCTTGTATTCAGTAAGTGCATGTTCCTTCTCAATGCGCTCACGCTCTGCCTTGAGTGCAGCATCAATACGCGATGCAACAACAGTCTCAAATGTCTCAGGAGTAATAGCAGCAGCCTGGACCTTCTCCAACTTTTTAATCTGCTCTTTAAGTTTGGCAATTTCCTCATCCTTCGAGGCAATTACCTTCTCAAAATCAACACTCTCAGTAGGAGTGTTTTTAACAGTATCAGTAGGAGTGCTTTCAACAGTATCAGTCATAGTTTCACCTTTAGTATTATCAATAATAGTAGAAGATAAATTATCTGTAAAGAAATCATCAGAATTTAAAATAGAAGCATAATATTTACTTAAATCTTCTTTATCCTGATTCAACTCAAGCGTAGTGTAAGATTTTAAATTTTTAACTTCTGTTTGTTCATCTTCACTTGCAGAAAAGATTATTTCACCTTTCGCGTCCTCCCAGGCAGGATTCTTGACAAAAGTTAACGATTCATTGATATAACCATGAACCCATCCGTCAGAATCACGCTGTCCACTACCGAACACAGACCACGTAGGTTGCCAAGTTCCATCTCTTAATTTCTGTATAGCAACTGAATCAGTAATTTCTACAACTGCCCTTACCTCATTATTATCAAGGTAAGCATCGACAACTTTACCAATTTCATCTTTCCTACTACCCGAAAGATCACAATGATGTTCGCTCTCTCCAAAAATAGAGGGGCAAATTCGGACAACGGATGTTTTTAATGAAGAAATAGCAGAATCAACAGAATCGAGGGAATACCCCATCCATTTCTGTTCTTCTGTGCAATAGGGAAAACAGGTCCATCCAACAACAAACGATCAGAAACGATTTTATTCACCCCTCTATTCAAAAAATGAACTAAAGTATAATTTTTATATCTATTTATTAAATAGATATAATATACTTAATGTCTTTAATTACTACTATTTAAACCTTTCGGTCAAGTATAAAAGTCAAGAAAAAAAGAAGAGTAAATTGGAGTTATTTCATTGTTTTTAGTTTTGAGATAAGCCCAAATTGAAGAGAAAAACATGCAAAATTTGACCCCTACTTTTCATGGGTATACCAATATACCTATTTTGAAAGATAGGGTCAAAATCAGCACGTTTCTATATAAAGAAAGGGGTAAATTTTTTGATTCTAGTAGGTAATGTAATCCCACAATTTAGACTGAAATTTATCGGGTGATTTTCCCTCCTGAACTTCAACCTTCATCACCTTATACTCATACCCGTAAATCATCTCATGCTTCTTAACTGCTTCAAGTAGATCAGCACAATACAGGTAGTGATACTCGACAATCCCATCCTTAACGCATGTAAAGACATACTGACACATTTCTGACATATGTAATACTTTGATTACTAATTATTTATTCGTTACCATTACAACCTTCATTTCCAGTGCGGCACGTATCAATTTTGTATGAAAAAATGCATGATACACATTACACATATTACTATTAGTAATATTATTATACTATTTTATACCTAAATAAATATATTTAAGATAATGAATATTATTAATGACCGAAACATTTATATACTATGAGTTGCATATATTAGGGGTAAGGGGTCCTTCGTGGGGCACGTTGCCCCACAAATGCATTTTCTTTTTTCCGGTTTTTCTTTTTTTGTCAAGTGCAGTCACGCTCGCGCTACGCTCGCTACTGCCTTCGCGCTACGCGCTCAGAAATGTTTTGCTGATAATCATACTCCTCCTTACATTTGTACATAATTATGTACTTATATTATGAAATTAAGATTCTTGTAAGGAAATAGTA